TTTACCGTTACCGGCTCATGCGTTGGTAGATCGACCATTACCCACCACCTAGACATTGACCTAACTTTTCCGCTCCAGGGTGCAGATAGGTTTAAAATCTTATCGCCTGCTTTAATTTTCACGCTTCATTGCTCAAAAAAGGATAATCCGATTGCATACAATTCAAGTATTCTTTTTTCTCTTTGACGCTCATTAACGACGTTACCGCAAACCTATCCATAACGATTAGCTTTTTTTCGTGCGGCAACTTATCAAGTGACTGCTCGTATACCCAATTAGTCGCTACATCGCGCCGCAGAATAGGCACGCCGTAGTTAAGCTTACACTCACGCTCTACATCCTTACTCGTCATGTCACCCCTAAAATCAGCTATATCTTTGTACCATACCGATTTAAGCGCATTCTGTGACAGTGTACGCTTGCCGCTGTCAATCTTTATTCTAAGCCACTTATCCTGTAAAAATGCTGCTGTAATATCTGCAATTACATTTTTTAATGATAGGGCGCTATTGACTATACTGTATTGGCCTTGCATTACTTCGCCAGCCCCGTCTTTTCAACACTGTAATCATCCAAGGTGATGAACTCAAGCATTGAAATATACTTCTTCTCGCACTGTCTAGCCGTAAGAAACGTAAGCGTGCGCACAACCTCGCCCGTTTTATTATCTGTTACTGTGATCTCGTAATCTTCCACACTAATACCCTTTTCATTGCTTTACCGTGAATGTTTCCCGTGTTTCATAGTGTTATGCGTAGCCGTTAATCAGGCCATCTATTGTCTCACTTGCCTGTCTCATTACCGCAAATAGCTCATCACACTCATCTTCAGTTAATACAATTACATCACCCCCTTTATCCTGTTGTCGTTCTAGTTGTGCCTCTAGTTTTTCGCGAATCTGGGTTAGTTGCTGCTCTGCTAAATCGGTAGCCATTTGTTAGCCCTCACGCATAACAAGTTAATTAAAAGCGACTCGCTACACTGCGTTTCGCTCACGCTTTATTAAGGGGTTATGCGTCTAGCTTAAAATGTTCACGTCATTGCATTTTTCGCCCTTTATGCCTATGAACATGGCATTTAAAGACCAACCTAAACTCATAATTACGCCACATGTAAATATCATACAACCTAAAAACACCCATAAAGAACTGGTAGCATATTGCAATACTTCTAACATCTCATTCTCCTATCAATTCCAATTAAAAACACATAACAATGCGCTATATTTGATGCTTACTTTACCGCTTTACGCATCTGCTCAATAAGAGCATCAACTTGCTCATGCTCGCTTAATGTAAGCCATTTCGTGCGTGGTATACGGCCCAAACTTCTGTGCTTGTCGTCCGATTTCTTGCGCCGCTCGCTGGCAGTCTTTGGTATTTTCTTCATGCTTCCACCTCTTAAGCATTAAGTGTATATTATTGTGAATGCTCACGCAAGTTATAATGCACGCCAAATCTTAAGCTGCGAATATAATTGCTGGTATGTCATCCCAAAAGCGTAGAAAGCAATGAATCCGGGCTTTATACCTTCGCTTATAAGCTCTAACACCATGGCAATATCCTCGCGGCTCAACTTTCTTGATTTCTTTTTCATGCTGCATTCCCCACTATTGACTTAGTCGCCCACTCGTTAATCCGTATTCTAGTGCCAGCTTTAACGATGTAATTGCAACTCCTCGAGCATTTATTCCGCGATCCATCTCGCAATCTGTAACCTGCAACGCTTAGAATCTTGCCGCAATCACACTCACAAGCCCAGAATGCACTTTTGTTTCTAGTCTCATGAAGATCAACCACCAATAAATTGCCGTATCTATTGCCGGTTTCATTTTTAAAGTTAACTGTTACTTTCTCGTTTTTAAGATGTTTTTCAATATTGCTCATGCTGCCCTCACTAATGGCCGTGACAACCAGTTTATTCTCACGCTTGCTGAACCGATAACCTCTACCTCTGCATTAAGCTCAACACTTCCATCATCCGCCAAGGTCCTTAAATTGGTTTTTAACGCTGTTTCTTTTATCCCTAAATGGGTATAAAGCCAGCGATTTGATGGCCAACACGCGTTTTCTTTATAATATTTAATGATCGCTTTTAGCGTTCTCTCTATTGCGCACATTACTTTAGACATTACTTATCCTCTATGCTGTTTTTAGTATTGACATTGAATACCAATTTATTTTTTGTTTCTTCTCTGCAAATGTCGGTATATGCAGAATTGATTGAATCTTGCTGTCGTAATGCTCGATCAAACCCATCGTTTTAAGCCTCTCAAGCCGAGTTGACACGCAACCTGTAGTAACGCCTAGTATTTCGGCTATCTCTCTGCGGATGGGATAACGTGCGTTCTCGGCGAAGAAATTGGCAATACAGTCTAACGTTTCTTTTTTGCCCTTCATTGTTACACCCTATTAGTTATATTCCATTGTGTGCTTATCTATCTCTTCAGCTCTACCCTTTAAAGCTTCCCGTACATCTCGCGGTATTCGTAGATCAAACTGCATACCCCTCATAAAATTTGCTTCACTTTCTAAGCGATCAATCAATTCATTACTAATTGCATTTTTCTGCTTACGCAAAACAAACTTTAATGCTGTGCTTATATTTAGCTGTAATACAGCCGTCTTCTGTGCTTCGCAGCCGTATTCTTCCGACCTCCAATCTGTTATAGCTCTTAGCGCTATGCTGTCAATATCCATAATATTCTCCAATGTAGTTATAAATATTTACTTAGACAGTCATCACAATAGCAGCCACTCTCTATATCTGCTTTTCCCCCGCATTCCCGACAGTGCGTATTTTTGTTTTTTGGCCTACCAAATATCCATGCCTTAATTTTCTTAATCATAAATCCCCCTATAAATAATATTCTTTAACTCTAGTGTAGCCACCAAAGCGCGTTTTAACCCGTTTCCAGCGATCCAGCACAATAACGCCCATTTGCTTAACTTCGCAGATTCTCTTCGGGAACGAGACGATACCGAGCTGCTCATAGGCTTCTGCGCTAGTTAGCGTGTTGCCAGCTTTCAAATGATTATGTACTTGTAGTTTCTGATTCATTACTTACTCCATGATCTATTTTAATCTTAGTCCAATAGCTGCTAACGCCTCGTCAATCTCGCTTAAGGTTTTTTTCCCCGCGCTAGGTAGCTTAGTTATTTCGTACCGCTTCATGCTGCACAATTCGCTTATCGTATTAATCCCACCATATTTCATTACGCTCTCAGCTCTAGCACTAAGCCCTAGCATGTGAATATCTGAAGTCTCTTCCGTTATTGTTTCAAGCTTTATTAACTTATGTAGGATATCTAAAGCCAGCCTTATTGATGTGTCATCCAATAAATCTACTGTTAAGTTACTCATTTTGCCCACCCCTTATCTAATAATCGTTGTTGTTGTGTTGGCAACTCGCCTTTAATCGAATAGCTTGAGCAGCTTGTCACATTCTGACATTCCAAGCTCGAGCCGCTTTTCTTTGGCTGTGATATCTTCAAGAGCCGTTGACCTGTCGAAAGCCTTATACATCTTCGTAAAAAGTGGTGGTGAAGCATATGCAACCACGTCAATCGAAGATGGAGGCCATAAATCTTTACCCGCATGTGCAGCTTTTGTTTTATCGTCCTCAATCCGCTTGTAAGCTCGCTGCCAATGCTTGTCAGTAAAATGACCAAGCTCGCCGCACCATCTTTTAAAATTGTTAGTATATTCGCCATTTTTAATATGCTCCCCTTCCGCCGATATGAACTTGTGTGGATACAACTGTGCCATCCTCAGAAAAAACCTCTCCATGATTCTTAGGTGTCTCTCGTCGCAAGTCCATTGCTGCTTGCTCTCGCTCCATTCGTTCGAGTGCAGTTTCTTTGATATGCTGTTTAGGTCGATTGGTTTCATGATTGCCGCCTGTAATCTTCTGATTTAAATACTCTTCAAACTTCGTAGCATTGAATAGAGTCGAGGGCCGCAAATACTTAGCCATTGATCCACCATTCCATTCAGCACACTTCTTTTTGATTACGCCACACACATCATCGTAGCTGTAATCTTTCAGCCTTGCGTTAATCAGCTTGCGATTGTTGTCTGTATGCCGGTAGTTGGTTCCGGCGTGCATGTTTAAGCAGGTAATCAAAACATCAGCCATGCCATTGTCATCCACTACTACGGCTACGGACTTTTTAACCACTGGCTTTTTCTCGCTAACTATCCCAGTGGGTTTATCAAAGTACCGATTTAACGCGGTCGAGACGTACCATGTATGGGTGCGCCCCTCTTCTTCTGCTGCTGAATGTATCTTGTCTAGTAATTCAGAATCTAGGCGGTATGTGGCTTTAACCTTCATATGTATGTCCTTTGCTGTATTGTGCCATACATAGTATAGAGATTGTTTATTCCTTGCAAGGGTTATTGAAAAATATCTATTTGTGCCGTCTAGCTATCAAAACGCTTACAGGCCGCCTTGTAATAATCTTCGTCTAACTCACACCCTACAAAGTCAAACCCGCCGTAGTGGGCTGCTATTGCGCTTGAGCTATACATGCGACCAAAGCCTTCCAAGTTTAATTCCTAAAATGCATGACCTAGAGACTCCAAACAAATCAGCTATCTTGTATTGTGATAAATTCCCCGAGGATAAAAGAGTTTTTATTTCCATAACTTGATGCTCTTTTAGTTTCGATTGTCCATTTTTCTCGCCTGTATTATTCGCTAAGTTTGTTGCAAATGCGTGCTTCATATTTTCAGCGTGAGTAACCCACTCAAGGTTAGATAATTTATAATTTAACTTATCCCCATCAATATGGTTTATTTCTGGCAAACTATCAGGGTTATCTATAAAAGTAATCCCTAGAAGCCTATGAACCCTTTGAGGCTTTGATTTTCCGTCATAACTAAAGCTCACCATGTAATAGCCAGTACTACCGACGTATTGACTCTTAATTGCTTTTGTTTCTCGATTCCTGATAATGCCGCTTTCAGATATTTCATATCTTGGGTGGAAGGGTATTTGATAAAACATAATAGACACTCACTATTGATTAATAATTATTATAGCGGGTATCTAAAACATTGCAAGCTGTGAGGTTTCTTTTTCAAATCTTAGCTTTCCAGCCTCAAAATAGTCTTTATCAAGCTCGCAACAAACCGCATCAAAGCCACCATAATGACAAGCAATCATGCTGCTCATGCTCCCGCCGTGTGTATCGAGTATTCGGTCGCCTTCCTTTGCGTAGTTGCTTAGCAGCCATTCGTATAGCTTTACGGGCTTTTGGGTTGGATGGATGCGTGATGGGTCGTTAGGCGATTTATCAAACTTCTTACAAGTGCTTGAAAAACTCGTCCATGCCATTTCAAACTGAGCAAAAGTAACCTCATCGCTAAACCCTTTATCCCACATAACCCAGCATGGCGAGTCTGCAGGTTGAGGCATCTTGCTAATGAAGTGATTAGCCCCCCATATAATCTGGTTTTTGCTTACGCGCCGCAGCTCTTTAAAGTAATCGGCATTTGGCGGCTCAATATCACCGCCAGCAAATTTATGGTGCCCGCTATGCTTCTGCCCTTTGCGCCTACCCATACTTACGTTTACATTTATCCCATAAGGCGGATCAACTATAGCCAAATCAAAGGCATTATCTTCAAGCCCTTTCATGTATTCCATGCAATCCGTGTTCAATAGTTCAATCATTGTCATTCTCTAATTTTAGGTTATAGGAACCCCACTATTCACACCATGGTAAGTACCAGCAAGATACTTGTTAGGCTTTATTGAATAGGTGATTCACACCACTACATTTTACTGTAGAACCATAATCGGCCTGTTACCGGCTATAACTATGATCAGGTCGCATAAATGCGCCAATTGTGACCATGTTGACAGGGGTTAAGTCATTGCATGGATTTTGGGTATAGGTTTCGTTTTGTTCGGTGTAAACCTTTACTGCATCAAATAAACCGAGCAATAAGGCGGGGAGGGGATAAGCTGTTTATTGGTGGACTAAGGCGGATTTGAACCGCCATGTAATATCAGACTTTGCATTCCAGCAGCTATGCCGGTAGTGGTTATTCCTTACTGGTAGCGACCCAGTAACATCCTAACCCTGATCTACAGCTAACCTAGTTAGCCCATTAATAAACAGCTTATGCGCTTTAGAAAGGGTGTGACTGTAAATCTTCACAGATTTAACCTTATCTCCAAATTACAGGCACAAAAAAGGGCTATTTGATAACAAGCCCAGTTGGTGAAGGCGTTCAAAGTTAGCAAAAAAACTAGCCTCTGAACCTGTTATCGAATAACC